ATGACGCTTATCGAACGCATAGAGCAGGCATCAACCGGCATTGCAGTGACAGCCATGACCGCGGCGGCGTCAGGTGCTGTCTGGCTTGTCCGTCGGATTTTCACCAATCAAAAGCAGATCGAGATCCTACAGCAGTCGCTCGAGGCGCGCGATAAGCAGCGTGACGAGGATCGCGAGGCCCTTTCCGACGTCAGAACGGATGTTCGCGAGATCCGCGAATTCCTTCACCGCAGATAACCGGGGCAATGCCCCGTGAGGGGTGAAAGGAGACCTTTGCCATGCAGCTCATTCAAAACTGGAAGCAAACACTGAAAGGGGCGTGGTCAATTCGTCTGATCGCAATCGCGTGCCTGGTGTCAGCCGTCCCTGTTTTCCTCTCGCTTGTGTCTCCTGGCTTGCTGGGTATCGACCCGTTGATTTTCGCGGCAGTTGCCATGGTGATCAACGCTCTTGCCATTCCGGCCCGCCTGATCGCCCAGGTTGGATTTACCGACATGCTATCTGAATTCCGACGCGATACATCGGGGGCGGTGAGCACCCGGTTTGTCAAACAGGTGGGAGCGGGCGCGCTGGTCATTGCCTTGGCCACGCCGTTCATCGCGAAATGGGAAGGTGTCAGGCTTGAGGCCTACCGCGATATCGTGGGTGTGCCGACGATCTGTTTCGGCGATACCCATGGTGTGCGGTTGGGTGATGCGGCAACCATGGGCGAATGCGTCGACCGGCTCGAGCAGGATGTTCAGGCTTTCTATTCCGAGATCGTCGCCTGCATGACAAATCCGGATATTCCGGTTGGAGTTCAGGCATCAATGCTCGAGCTGGCCTTCAATGTGGGATCACGTCCGGTTTGTCGATCCACGATGATGCGTCTGGCCAATGCGGGCAATTATCGCCTCGCGTGTGACGAACTACGACGTTGGGTGATTGCGGGCGGCAAGCGCGTGCGCGGCCTGTCGAACCGACGGGCCGATAGCAAAGCAACACTCTGCCTGCAGGGGCTCACGTAATGCGCTCTCTCTCGCTGCTGATGCTCTGCGTTGTTCTGGCGTCCTGTGCAAAGGGGGCGGGGATTATCGCCGGGGCGATTGCAGGTGGTACAAATGTGGCCGCCAATGTTCAGGCGGGCAGTACCAATGCCCAGACCGTTGGGCAAACCACGCTGCAGGATCAAAGGATCGATGACACGCAAGCCCGCAATATCGAACAGAGTTCCGGAGATACACAGCTCAGAACCGAGCGCGTTGAGACCGTGATCCTGCGAGAAGATCCGCCAGCGTGGTTGCTGCTGGTGGCTCTGATCGGGTGGCTACTCCCGACACCACGACAGATCGGCGCCGCGTTCGTCTCTCTGATCGCCAGACCTTTTCGCGGGTCCCTCCCTGGGGGGTAAGGCCTGTGGGTATGCAGATGCGCAGAAATTTATGTGTGCGTGCCGCCGGGGGTGGGGGTTGTTGTTTATATAGATTGCGCAAGCATCTGAACCAAAACGCTGAATTCGATTTTTAATGTAAAAACAGGGCCTCTTTCAGGCAGAAATGAAATTGTATTCATCAGAGGGTCAAGTGGTTGTAAAGAAAACAAAAAACAGAGGTCGAGAAGTAAACCGGACCGAACTGGCCGAAATCAACGGTGTGTCACTGCCGACCGTTGAAAGCTGGGTGCGGCGTGGTTGTCCAGTTGTGCAGCGTGGCGGGCGTGGGCGCGCCTGGCAATTCAACACTGCCGAGGTTCGCAACTGGCGTGAGGACGATATTCGAGCCGAGGCCAGCAACGCGACACACGCCAACAAAGACGAATTGCTGCTGCGCAAGCTCAGAGCTGAGACAGAACAGGTCGAGCTGGATCTTGCAAAGGCCAGGGAGCAAGTTGTGCCCGTTGATCAATTCGAACGCGCCATGACGAAAGCTTTTGGCGAGGTCCGCGCGGGCCTGCGCAATGCGCTACCGGGTCGCGTTGCGCGCCGCTTGCTTGGCGAAAGCGACGAAACCAAAATGAAAGAGGTCATGCTTGATGAAGTGGATCAGATCCTGCTGGTGCTGTCGGATTCCGATCTGATCCACGAATGCGACCTTGAGATCGAAGACGACGAGGAAGGCGACGACGAGGGGGCGGACGGTGAGTGAACGCCCGGGCTGATTTCTCCAATGCGCAGGCGCTTGTAAACTGCACGCGGCGCGCCCAGGCGTTTCTGCGCCCGCCGCCTGACCTAAAGCCGTCCGAATGGGCCGAACAGAATATCAAGATTCCTATCGGCAACGCTGTGCCGGGGCCGATGCGCTTCGACAATGCGCCCTATCAGCGCGAAGTCATCGACATGACCGCCAATCCGCGCTGCAATCGGATCTCTCTCATGTGGGGCGCACAGGTTGGCAAGACGCAGACCGCGCTTGCTGCTCAGGCGTTTCGGATTGGGTTCAATCCAGTTTCCCAGATGATGATGCAGCCAAGCCAAGGCGACCTGACAACGTGGCTTGAGACCAAATTCAATCCTTTGATCGAAGGGAATGAGGACCTTGCCGAGGTCATCGCGAAGCCGCGTGCGCGTCATGGTGTCAACAATCAGCGAATGAAGAGCTACCCGGGCGGGTTTCTCATGTTCAGCTGGTCGGGATCGCCCAAAACCATGCGCGGGCGGTCGGCGCCGTTCATCATCTGCGACGAAACAGACGGCTATGACCGGACCAGCGAAGGCCACCCGGTCAGCTTGCTTTGGCAGAGGGCCGCGACCTTTGGTGATCAGCGCCTCTTGCTGGAAATCAGTACACCGACGATCAAGGGCGGAAGCTGGATCGAAAAGGCTTTCGAACAGGGCGACCAGCGATATTTTTATGTGCGCTGTCCGCACTGCGGCCACCTGCAAAAACTTCAATGGCCGCAGGTTGACTGGAACAAAGACGCGGAGGGCGTGAACCTTCCTGAAACAGCCGGCTACCTTTGCGCCGGTGACGGGTGTGGCACGGTTTGGAATGATGGCGAGCGGGTTGCCGCGATCCGCAACGCCGAACGCGAGGGCGGTGGCTGGATCGGGACTAAGGCATTTCGCGGTCACGCCTCCTATCATCTGTCTGAGCTGTATTCCTGTTTTCGACGGCTTGAGGATATCGTGCAATCCTTCCTCGACAAAAGGGCCGCAGGTGACCTGCAAACGTTTGTAAACGTTTCGCTCGCCGATACTTGGGAGGAGGAAGGCGACAAGCTCGAGGCGTCGGCACTTATGGCGCGGGCCAAAGAGTTCACCGCGCCGGTGCCAATGGGCGCCGGAGTTCTGACCGCCGGGATCGACATGCAGAACGACCGGCTTGAGGTTGAAATCGTGGCTTGGGGGTTGGGTGAAGAGTCGTGGTCTGTCGATTACAAGGTCTTGTGGGGCGACCCGCTGCAGGGTGACGTCTGGGATGAACTGGACGAGGTGCTTGCGGAAACCTGGACCCATGAAAGTGGGGCGGAGTTGCGGATCTCTGCCGCCTGTCTGGACACCGGCGGCGAGGGCGGGCGGACGCAGGCCGCCTATGATTACGCGCGCGAGCGGCTGGGCCGCAAAGTCTTTGCCGTGAAAGGCGTTGGGGGCTGGGGCCGCCCCATCGTGACCCAACCCAGCAAGATCCGCCAGCGCGGCGTGCGCCCGGTATGGCTCCATTCAATCGGTGTGGATGAGGCGAAGGTTGTGGTGGCTCAGCTGGCGCGGATCACCGAACCGGGGCCGGGCCACTGCCATTTTCCAACCGGCCGGGATCCGGCATGGTTCGACATGTTCACAGCCGAAGCTCTGCGCACCCGCTACGTGAAGGGTTTCGCGGTGCGGGAATGGCACAACGCGCGCCCGCGCAATGAGGCCTTCGATTGCCGCGTCTACGCTTATGCCGCACTCAGCATTTTGCGACCCAACATTAAGCGCTTGGTGACGGCTTTGGAGGTTCAGGGGGGCGAGGATCAAGACCTTGATCAGGCGCCGCAAAGCGAGGCTCCGGAAAATATGCCAGAGGATACATCGCCCGCAAACTCCGACAGTGGTCCAAAGCGCCGACGGACGAACCGACGAAAACGCAGGCGGCGCCATAACCTTGAATAGGGCAAAAACGTGGGCGCACTACCAGCTGAAATCGGGGCAGGGGTTACCTTTCGGGCGAGTGTATGCCTGCCGGTCTACCCTGCAACGGAATGGGGGCTTTCGCTGATCATGCGCGGCGCCAGCCAGATTGATCTGGTGGCGGAGAGTGACGGCGAAAATCACAACCTACATGCAGCGGCCAGCGAGACTGCCGGTTGGTTGCCTGGTCACTACCGCTATGAACTGCGGGTGGCCGATGGTTCAGACGTGGTCACGGTCGAGTCGGGCGAGCTGCGGATCGCGCCGGATCTTTCGGCGCAGGGTGCTGGTGTCGACAATCGCGACCACGTGCGCAAGGTGCTTGATGCGGTCGAGGCGGTGATCGAAAACCGGGCCAGCATTGATCAGCAGAGCTACCAAATCAACAATCGGTCGCTGCAGCGGACGCCTCTGAATGAGCTGTTGAAACTGCGGTCGCGCTATCGGGCAGAGTTGGCATCGAAGAGTGCGAGCCGTAAGCGTCGGGGCATGGGCCGCACTATCAAGGTGCGCATGCCATGATCGGAAAGTGGTTCCGCCGTTCTCAACCGACAGCCGCCGATGCTGTGCAGCGAGTAGCGCCGCCCATGATCGCGCCAGCCCGTCGACGCGGCGCGCGCTTGTATCAGGCCGCGCAGGCGGATCGGGTCACCTCCGGTTGGTCAACGTCGCCGCTTCCTGCTGATCAGATTGTGCGCCGGAATTGGCGCGCGCTGGTGGCTCGCTCCCGTGAGCAGCTGGTCAACAATGGTTATGCCAAGGCATTTCAGCGCAGCGTGCGTCGCAATGTCATCGGTCAAAAGGGTTTCATCCTACAGGCCCAGGTGCAGGGCGCAAATGGCAAGCCCGACGCAGATGCCAACCGCGCGATCGAGGCGGCGTTCAAGACGTGGAGCAAGGCCAAGAACTGCGATGTGAAGGGCGTCAGATCCTTCCTGCAGATCCAGAAAACACTGGTCAACGCGCTGCCGAGCGATGGCGAATTCATGGTGCGTCACGTCTATGGTCGCGATGCAGGGCCGTGGGGATATGGGCTGCAGATCCTCGATCCGGTCAATTGCCCCGTCGACTTCGATGAGGACCGCCGCCCCAATGGCCGCTTTATCCAGGCGGGTATCGAATACACCAAAATGGGGCGGCCAGTTTACTACTATTTCCACACGCTCGACGTGTCGCAGTCGGACTATTCCCATGCTGGTCGCGCCTTCATTCGAGTGCCAGCGGATCAGATCATTCACTGGTTTGAAGAGGATCTGGTCGGGCAAAAGCGAGGCTTGCCCTGGATGGCAACGGCCCTTCTCCGGATGCGTCAACTGGATCAATTCGAGCGTGCTGCCCTGATCAATGCGCGCGAGAGCGCGAACAAGCTGGGCGTGATTGAGTGGGACGAGGGTTTCGGGCCAGCGCCGAAAGGCGGTGATGATGATGACGACGATGCTGCAGAGGTAGAGCTCAGCAGTGAAGAGGGGATCTATCACGAGATGCTGCAAGGCCAGCGTCTCAAACGGGTTGAGAGCCCGTATCCCAATGGTGAAATGGCCGTGTTTTCTAAGCACAACCTGCGCGGCGTCGCCTCTGGGCTAGGGGCGGCTTACAACGATCTCGCCAATGACCTCGAGGGCGTGAACCTGTCGAGCATGCGCCATGGCATGCAGGCTGAGCGTGACCGCTGGAAAGAGCTCCAGGAAAGCCTGATCGAGAGCTTTGTCTCAGAGGTCTTTGAGAAATGGCTCGAGTATTCGCTGGTTGCCGGAAAGATCATCTTGAGCAACGGCGCGGCGTTATCACCACGCCACCTGTCCAAATACCTCGATGCAACATTCCATGCCCGCCGATGGGATTGGATGGACCCTTCCAAGGATGTGAAGGCCGACGCGGATGCGGTCGACAACATGTTCAAGTCCCGCGGCCAAGTGATCCGCGAGCGGGGCCGCAATCCGCGTGATGTGTATCGCGAATTTGCCGAGGACATTCAGGCGATGAAAGACGAAGGCATCCCGCCCGAGGTCATTGCAGCGCTGATCACCGCGAAATCAAAAGGAGGGCCACCAAGTGTCCCAGCAGTCGAAACCGACTCCGATGAAACCGTTGCAGGCGGAGGAAACGACAGTGCGTAAGCCGAGTGATCTAATTGGGAAATCCCTGACCCGCTCACTGACACCTGAACAGATCAACGCTGGGCAGCGTGGCGGAGGCCAGGGCCTGCAGCGGGTGGCCGAGGTTGTCACCATTGACGAAGAGGCGCGCACAGTTGAGCTCGCGTTTTCGTCCACGACGCCGGTCATGCGGTGGTTCGGTGAGGAAGTCCTTTCCCATGAACCGGGCGCGGTCGACCTTGAGCGGTTGAACAATGGCGGCGCGCTGTTGATGGACCACAATTGGCGCGACCAGGTCGGCGTCATTGTGTCGGCCCGGGTCGATGCCGATCAGGTTGGCCGTGCTGTCGTCCGGTTCAGTCGCAGCGCCCGGGCGGATGAGATCTTTCAAGACGTGGTGGACGGTATCCGCAGCCACGTGTCGGTTGGCTACTCCGTCAGCGAGATCAAAGAAGAAAAACGCGATGGCCAGGCCAATCTGGTGACCGTCACCCGCTGGGCTCCTTTTGAAATTTCGATGGTTGCAGTCCCTGCAGATCAGACCGTGGGCGTCGGGCGTTCCGGAGAAAATCTGCCAGAGGTGACGGGGGACGATACCGGGCAGATTGCAGAGAATGAAACAGGCGCGGGCAATGAGGCCGCAGGTAATCAGCAAAGGGAATTTGAGATGAAAACCATCATCACCCGCGACAATGAGGGCAATCTTGTCCGGGCAAAAGTTGACGATAACGGCAATATTGTCGAGGTCGTGGAAATGCTTGAACGGGCAGGTGCAGGTGATGCGGCCCTGCTGCAACGCGGGCGCGAGCAGGAAGCAACCCGCGTGCGCGAACTGACCGAGCTTGGCAGTCAGTATGACGCCGAGGATCTTGCTCTGGAACTGATCCGCGGCGGTCAGGGAGTCGAGGATATGCAATCTCGACTGCTGGACCATCTGCACCAGCGCAGCACCAGTCACCGTCAGATCATGGACCGTTCCGATATCGGTATGACGGATGACGAGGCCGATCAATTTTCTTTCCTGCGTGCAATTCGTGCGCTGGCCAATCCGACAGACCGGGCGGCCCAGGAAGCCGCGGCGTTCGAATTCGAAGCCTCCGACGCCGCCGCTGAAGCGCAGGGCCGGGATGCGCAGGGCATCATGGTTCCGATGAATGTTCTGATGCGTGCCCCGCTCAACACCGGCACCGGTGGCGTCGGGGCTGGCGATACTGGCGGTAATGCGATTGCAAACCCGCTGCTGAGCCAGAGCTTTATTCAGATGCTGCGGGTTCGCACGATCCTGCTGCGCCTTGCGACGCCTCTTATGGGGCTGGTCGGCAATCCCGATATCCCGACGCAGGAAGGTGGTGCGACTGGCTACTGGATCGGTGAAGATGGAGAAGCCGCAGAGGATATTCTGAGCCTTGGCCAACGTCAGTTCTCGCCAAAGACTGTCGCCGCCCATTCCGAAATCACGCGCCGCACTCTGAAACAGACCAGCATGGATATCGAGGCGCTGGTCCGCAGTGATCTGGCGCTTGCGCTGGCAACATCGCTGGACTTTGCGGGGTTCTACGGTACCGGCACGGATGATGAGCCCCTGGGGATCGCCAACACCAATGGTGTGAATGTGGTCGACTTCGGCGGCGCGGGTTCCGGTGGTGGCTCGGCGATGCCGACCTGGGAAGATGTGATCCAGATGGAAAGCGAGATCGCTGCCGCCAATGCGGATGTTGATCGTATGGCCTACGTCCAGAACGCCAAGATGCGCGGTCACTTCAAGAGCAAACAGAAGTTTGCTGGCACCAACGGGGCGCCGATCTGGGAAAGCGACAACACCGTCAACGGGTATCGCGGCGAAGTCACCAACCAGATCAAACAGGGTGACGTGTTTCACGGCGACTTTGGCAATGTGCTGGTTGGCATGTGGGGTGGTTTGGATCTCACTGTCGACCCCTACACGCACAGCCGCCGTGGTCGCCTGCGTCTGGTTGCGATGCAGGATGCGGATTTCGTCCTGCGTCACGCTGCTGGCCTCTGCTACGGCACCGACGCCAGCTAACGACTGCGAACAAATCCTGAGCCTTGGCCCTCATAGGGCCGGGGCCTGAATACTCCCTGAAAGGATGTGAGAAGATGGAAAAACAGACCAAGGCCCAGAAGTCCGATTACAAGGTCGCGAGCGCGTTTGTCTGGGATGGCAAGATCCAGAAACCCGGAATGAAAGTGTCGCTGACGAAAACAGAAGCCCATGGGCTGATCAAGCGCGGCAAGATTGAAGAGGGCACCGGGCGTCAGGTGCCTGCCAAGAAGGCTGCCAACAGCAAACCTGCCGCGTCCCAGCAAGATCCCGGTAAAGGCAGCTGATGGTTTCGCCCGCCTGGGATGATCTGGACGCCTTCCTGCAGGTTGACGATTTCGCCATCGAGGCGACCGTCACGCCGCGGGGAGGCGTTCCGCGTCAGATCAAGGGGGTATTCGACGAGCCGTATTTCAATACCCAACTTGGCGAGTATGAGGCGGACGCAACGCAGCCCCGTTTCACCTGCAAGGCCGTTGATGTTGTCGATTTGCAGGATAAGGCCGAGGTCGAAATCAACGGTCAGCCTTATTTCCTGCTGACCAATCCGCAGGAAGATGGAACCGGAATGGCGGTCCTGCAATTGGCGCGGGGTTGAGGCGGTGCTGTCTTTCGACTTCGACGCAGGCGAGTTGGCGAGGATCGCGGAAGAGTTCGGCGCCAGCGAAAAGGATCTGCAATTTGCCTATTCCCGGGCGCTGCGTCGCACGGCTCAAACAATGAAAAGCCGCGCGCGCAAGGGGCTGCGCACAGAGTTGGAATTGCGCACGGCAGCGGAGCTGCGCAAACGCCTGCAAGGGTTCCGGTTCTCGTGGGGCAAAGGCTTGGGTGAGGTCCGCATGTGGTTTGGCCTCAACAACATGCGCGTTTCTGCCTTTAAGGGGCGCGCACTTCGCACCGGTAGCGGTGCCTCCTATGCAGGCCAGCAGTTTTCAGGCGCATTTATTGCCAAAAACTCAAAGGGCCGGCCAACCGTGATGCGCCGCGCCACTCAGCGGGCCTATCCGATCAAAGAGAAACGCATGCCGATAGAGGATAAGGCCCAGATCTTCATCGAGGACAAGGTTTTCGACGAGATCGAAGAGGTGTTTTTCAAGAATTTCCGGGCCGAGGTCCGCGCCCGTACAATCTACAATGTGGGCAACAGGTAAGACATGGCTGACGGTATCGATCTGGATAATCTACATGAGGCCATCAAGGCGAAGATATCTGCAGAGTTTCCCGCCGTCGGGACCGTCGAAGACTATGGCGCCCCGCGCAAAGATCTCGCTTTACCCGCCATCCTGGTTGAGCTGGTTGATATGGAGGCTGATCCGGATAGCGACCCTGGCACAGAGCAATTGCCGGTCATCTCCAAGTGGGCCGCGCGTGTGGTTCTGAGCTTTCGCGATGACAACGTAAAACGTGAAATCCGCAAACTTGCGGGTGCGCTTGGGGTTCTGGTGCATCAAAACCGCTGGGCGCTGAAGGCAGGCCCCGCCCAGGTGACTTACATCGGGCCGGATGCCTTCGACCCAGACTTCGACAATGTCGAGGTCTGGGCCGTCGAATGGGATCAACAGATCGATCTGGGGCAAAGTGTATGGACAGGCGAGGGTGTCACACCGGATCGCGTGATGATCGGCTACGCGCCGAAAATTGGGCCGGGTCAGGAAGGTGATTACAGCGAACTTGGGGGCAATTCATGAGTTATTCAGCTGCGCGAAACGAGCAGGTTCGGGAAGGCATAGTCCGCTTTGGCGTTGTTACTGCGGTGGACACGGGGCGGGCCCGGGCAAAAGTGTCCTTTGGCGGTGAAAGCGAGAGTGACTGGCTGGCGTGGATGGCAGAGCGGGCCGCGGAAATCTCAGTCTGGGCGCCGGTCAGCATTGGCGAACAAGTCGTCATCCTATCCGAATCTGGAGATACGGCGCAGGGTGTCATTCTTGGATCCGTGTTCAGCAGCAATAACCCGGGGCCCGGAACCAATGAAGCCACGCACCGCGTGAAGATCGCAGGCTCATCGATCACCATCACCGCCGATGCCATCACCCTGGCGTGCAACGGGTCGACGGTGGTGATTGATGCGGACGGCGTTTCCATCAACGGCGTTCGGATTGATCTGAACTGATGCCGGGCGTGACCAGAAAAGGTGACAGCTGCACCGGCCATGGCCCCTTTCCTCCGCGCGCCAGCACCGGCGGCAGTGGGTCAGTCTTCATCAATGGTATCGCCGGGCACAGGCAGGGCGACGCCTGGGCGGTGCATTGTGATCCACAACCCGTGTGCCACGGCGGCAGTCTTGGAGCAGGGTCCAGCACGGTATATGCAAATGGCAAACAGCTGGGCCGGATTGGTGATCCTGTCGATTGTGGGTCAGCTGTCGCGAGCGGTTCCGGGGATGTATTCGCCGGGGGCTAGGGAAAATCGCCAGAGGACCGGGTGTCACGGTCTGCGCCATCATGGCGACATGAACGGCATCAACGCATCCACGGGAAAACCGCTTTCGGGTCTGGATCATCTGCGCCAGTCCGTTCGGGATATCCTGACCACTCCAATCGGCACCCGCGTGATGCGGCACGATTATGGCAGTCGGCTGTATCGGCTGGTGGACGCGCCGATGAATGATGCGACCCGCCTTGAGATGATGGCGGCGACCTATGAGGCGCTTGAAACATGGGAGCCGCGATTGCAGCTGGATCAGGTTGCAGTTGATATGCCTGAGCCGGGCGGGGTCATTGTGTCCATCCAGGGCCAATACTTGCCGACCGGTGAGCCGGTAACACTCGACGGCATTGAGGTGCGCTGATGGCTGGTGGATTCTCTGCCATCGATATGTCGCTGCTGCCAGCGCCGGATCTGGTTCAGTCTGTCGATTATGAGGCAGCATTATCAGCCATGCTGGGTGAGTTGCGCGCGCGGGCCCCGGCCTTTGATGCGCTGGTTGAAAGTGACCCGGCATTCAAACTGGTTGAGCTTGCCGCGTTTTTCCAAACTCTGACGCTGCAGCAGATCAACGATGCAGGTCGGGCGGTCATGCCCGCGACAGCAACTGGTGCGGATCTGGACAATATCGCGGCCCGTTATGGGGTTGCACGACAGGTGATTGATCCGGGTAATCCAGAGGCATTGCCGCCAGTCCCGGCAGTTCTCGAAAGTGATGATGATTTCCGGCGCCGAATGCTGGTCGCTTTTGAGGGGCTTACGACCGCAGGCTCTGCAGGGTCCTATATCTTCCACGCTCTGAGCGCTCACCCCGATATTGCCGATGCAAGCGTCGAAAGTCCGGCGCCGGGTGAGGTGCTTGTCACGATCCTGACGCGCGTCGCCGATGGTTCTGCAAGCCCGGAACTGCAGGCATCCACGCTCGAGGTGTTGAGCGCCGACGACGTGCGACCGCTTGCCGATATGGTGACTGTCCAGAGCGCCGCCATTACCCCATATTCTATTGATGCCAGCCTCACTGTATTGCCAGGGCCAGATAGTGAGGTGGCACGCAGCGCGGCTCAAGAGGCGGCTATATCCTATGCCGCAGCGCAGCATCGACTGGGGCGGGATGTGACATTGTCGGGCATTTACGCCGCGCTGCACCAGCCGGGCGTTCAAAACGTGACGCTCACAAGCCCAGCTGCGGATATCGTGATTGGCAATGACGGCGCCGCCTTTTGCACCGGAATCAGCGTAACCGTTGGGGGATCCGGTGTCTGACAGCTTGCTTCCTCACAATGCAACGGTCGAAGAGCGCGCGCTCGAGGCCGTGATCCGCGCAGGCCTTTTGCCGCCGGTGCCGTTGCGGGCAATCTGGGACCCAGACACATGCCCTGTTGAATTGCTACCCTGGCTTGCGTTTGCGTTTTCAGTCGACGAATGGGACCCATCTTGGAGTGGGGCCGCCAAGCGCGAAGTTGTTCGGCAGTCCGTGCAGGTTCATCGCCGCAAGGGAACCGTTGGTGCAGTGAAGCGCGCTTTGCAGGCCATCGGCACGCCTGCAGAGATCATTGAATGGTTCGAAGATGGATCAGCGCCTTACACTTTCAAAGTGTGGTTGGACCTGCGGGCGATGCTGCGCAACGGTGCTGATCTACCCGCCGAACTGGTAAAACTGCGGCGCGCGATCGATGCGGCCAAACCTGTACGCAGTCACTACACTGCGCATGCGAGGGTGACCGGCCCAGCCCCAGTTTATAGTGGTGCGTTCACGACCGCAAAAGGGGCGACCTTCAACACCGCGCGCATACCAGATGCACCGCCGGTCGCACTGCAAACCTATGGCGGGGCCGCCCCGGTCATTATCAAAGCCCGTCTTGGGAACAGCGTCAGCATACCCGATGCCCCGGATATTACCGCCTTTCGGCACTACGGCATGACTGCCAGTGGCCGAGGATACATCTATTCACCAATTTTGGAGGCGCCAGCATGAGCGAACCCTATGGTTTTCTGACGAATAAGGGCCGCCAGCTGGAAGCTGCCGCCCTGGCAAACGGAACCGAACTGAACGTTGCTGAGATCGCTTGGGGCACGGGTGCCCGTGCAATCACAGGTGGGGAAACCTCGCTTGAGAACGAAACTGGGCGTGCCCCGGTGATCGCTTCCGGGATCCATCCGGACAATAGCAGCATCGCGTTTTTCCGCCATGATTTCGCGGCACAGGATGGCCCTTACATCATCAGCGAGGCAGGGCTGTTCGATGCCGCGGGCAATATGCTGGCAATCGTTACCTATCCGGTGCCGATGCCTAAGCCGCTGAATTTTGCGCTGACCTTTGACATTATGGTCGCCTTTTCGGATCTCGAGAACCTCAATATCAATGTTCTTACACCGGGTTCTCTGGTGCCAGAAGAGCGTCGCATTGACACCGGATCAGGTCTGGTCGGTGGTGGAGACCTTTCCGGCAACCTCAATCTGTCCCTTGATCCAGGCGCGCTCCAAACAATGAACGACGCCGAACACCTCGCCATGATTGCAGGAGCCTGAACCCATGAGCATTATCCCAAACCGTTTTCTGGCGCATGTCACGCAAGCTGGTGTCACCATGCCCCCGGTCCCTGCGGATCACACCCGCCATATTGCCACTATTCAAACCAGCAATGACGCGGCATCCGGTGTTATTCTGACCTGTGAAATCGACGCAGGCGGCGAGACCTACAAGGTGACGCCCGCCCAGAGCATCACCGAAGGCGACGCCCGCGCCGCTATCGTCGGCCCCGGCACACTCTTGGCTGGTGACGTGCTGCGATTTGTTGCCAGCGATGATGCAGCGCTTGATGTCTGGGTCAGCTATCACGACCGTCCGGTCGCAGAGGCGGTGCCAGAATGAGACGCGTTGTCGGACATGACGGCGCGCTGAGCAGCCCGCTGCTGTCGCTGGGCGGCGCGGGTCAGGCCGGGGGCGGCTTTGGGGCCGCTGGCATTGCCGGAATGGGGTTCCTGAAACGCACGATCCGCCCGCGTGATGTACCGGGTTCCCCAACTACGGGCTACATTCCTGGGATCTTTACTGTTCTCAACTCAGATGGCACCGGCAAGCTGATCACCACTTCGGAGACCTCGGGTGGCAATATCGTCATCTACGATATTCAGAACTGGGACGATTTCAGCGATCCGGTCAATTCGGTCATCAGCTACGCGCCGATTTCGCCGGGCGGTGGCGTGAGGATCAGCCTTGCCGACGACGGGCAGCACATGGTTTTGAACCTTTCATCGCATTGCCGGATATACAATCTGCCAACGCCTTGGGATCTGACCACAGCCGTGCAGATACCCCTGATTAATCTAAGCCATTCCTGCGTCGCGCCTGATGGCAGTTTCATGCTGCGCATCTTGACCGATGGATCAAACCCATATGTCACCACTTTGCATAAGTGGGATGCCACAGCCCCCTGGGATTTCTCCGACGCCGACGCCGCAAGCCCGGACCAGAGCCAGCACATTCCCGAACTTTGGAACAATGGTGGATACGGCATCGAAATGCCGATGCAAGATCTGGTCATTACCGGGAACCGAGCGGGCACATCCACAGGCTACGGAGGCAAGACGTTTAGCTTCACAGCGCCCGGCGACATCAGCTCGCTTCAATACCACGGGCAATTGATGCTGGCGGATCTGTCCGGTCAAACCGCTTTTGCGCCGGGTCGGGTTCTGAACGCCTATCCGGGGCGCGAATACCTTTATGAACTGATGTGAGGTCAAAGCAGATGACACAGCCCCTCTATTCCTTGAATGGCGCGCGCCCGGCCTTGCCACCGGCAAAACTGCGCCTGCCCAATGGTCGCTGGCGGACTGCCCCCTATACCGAGGCGGATCTGACGGCTGCGGGATATGCACCGGCCCCGGCCAGGCCCGCCTATGATCCGGCCACCGAGCGGCTGGACTGGCAGGGTGGAAATTGGGTGGTCGAGCCGCTACCGCCCCGCGATCCGGTCTACCGCCCCGTGACCAAGCTGGAAGCCATGACCCTTTTTCGGCACGTCACCGGCATGGATGACGCGGGCGAACTGGCCATGCGGGAAGATCCGGCAATCAAGCTGCTTTGGATGAAATGGGAAACCGATGTGCCCCAGAGCATTCGCCGAGAGCACGCGGTTGTCGGCATTTTCTTGGATGGCCTGATCGCAGCGGATTACGCCACCGCGGAACACAAGGCCGCCATGCTGGCCGCCTGGCCGCAGGAGGGTTGACGCTTTTCAGGCGGGCCTGTGTTCGGAAAATGCGCCAGAGGGAATGAGGTTGCCAACCTCGCATGATCGCAGGGAACTGCAATCATCAGCGAGGCTCTAATGTCTGGTTTTCTTCACGGCGTCGAGGTGCTCGAGATCGACACAGGCCCGCGCCCGATCCGCACAATCTCGACCGGCGTTATCGGTATTGTGGGCACTTCGCCCGCAGCTGATGCGGACGCCTTCCCCCTCAATAAGCCCGTTTTGATCGCGGGCAGCCGTTCTGAGGCCGCAAAGCTGGATATGACGGCTGACGGCACCGGTGGCGGGACACTGCCGGGCGCGCTTGATGGCATCTTCGACCAGATTGGCGCAGTCGTGATCGCCGTCCGTGTCGAGGAAGGGGCCGACAACACCGAAACACTCGCGAATATGATTGGCGGCGTGAATGCCACAACCGGACAGTTTGAGGGTGTGCATGCGCTCTTGGGGTCTGAGAGCGTTGTCGGCCATGCTCCGCGTATCCTTTGCGCGCCCGGCTGGACACATCAGCGCCTTGAGGATAGCGGCAATCCGGGCACCTTTCTTGCGAACCCGGTCGTGGCTGAACTGGAAGGGATCGCTGATCGCATAGGCGCCGTGATCATCGCGGATGGCCCCAACACAACCGACGCTGCAGCGCAAACCTACGCTGGCGACTGGGGCACTTCCGGCCGCATCTATGTGGTCGACCCATGGGTCAAGGTGCTCGGCAGCGACGGCACTCCGGTAGATCAACCGGCATCGGCCCGCGTGGCTGGTGTGATTGCACGCACTGACAATGACCGGGGGTTTTGGGTTTCGCCATCCAACCAAGGCATTTTTGGCATTATTGGCACATCGCGGCCGGTTGACTTCAAACTCGGGGATAAGGCCAGCCGGGCCAACCTTCTGAACGAAAACGACGTCGCCACCATCATCCGCCAAGATGGCTATCGCCTTTGGGGCAACCGGGTTCCGACAGCTGACCCAAAATGGCAGTTCCTGTGTGTGCGCCGCACCGCTGACGTCCTCAACGAGAGCATTCAACGCGCGCATATGTGGGCCGTCGACCGTGCGATCACCAAAACCTACATGGATGACGTCGTCGAGGGGGTGAACGGGTTCATCGCAACGCTGGTTGCCCAGGGTGCGTTGCTGGGCGGCAGCTGCTGGGCGGATCCGGATCTGAATACGCCGACCAGCATTCAGAACGGGCAGGTGTGGTTCAATTTCGACTTCACGCCGCCTTATCCGGCTGAGCGGGTGACGTTCCGCTCTCACCTCACCAATGAATACATCGCGGAGGCACTGGGCTGATGGCTATTCGGAACATACTGAAAAACTTCAATCTCTTTGTCGACGGGCGCGGCTTTGCGGGTGAGATCGGGGATTACACCCCGGCCAGCCCGTCAATCGCTGCCGAAGAATACCGCGCCGGTGGCATGGATGGCCCCATCGATATCGATATGGGCACCGAGAAGATGACCGCCAGTTTTGTATTGCGCAACTACAGCGCGGACGTGCTGTCCCTCTGGGGTATCGCGCCGGGGGTGCTGATCCCTGTCACCGCCCGCGGTGCGCTGGAAAGCGAGGACGGGACTGTAACGCCGGTCATTCACAACATGCGCGGCAAGATCATCCAGCCTGACCGGGGCACCTGGTCTCCCGGTCAGACTGCCAGCCTCACCGTCAACATGACGCTTGAGGCGTTCAAGGAAACCATCGGTGGTCAGCTGATCACTGAAATCGACATCATCAACATGGTGCGCAGGACCGGCGGCGTGGATCGCCTCGCCCAGATCCGCGCAGCACTGGGCATCTAAGGAGCTCTCATGGACGAATTGCCTGACTACCTAACCCTGAACTCGAACGGGGAAGAGGATTCCATTTCCGTTTCCCTGCTTAAGGGTGTGACCGTCGACGGTGAAAAGCGCACAGCCGTGACGCTGCGCGAGCCGAGCGTGGGCGATCATATCGCCGCGCGCCAAACGGGGAAAAATGACAACGCCCTGGCCGAGGTCATCTTGATTGCAAACCTTGCGGAGGTGCCTCCCGATGCAATCAAGGCGGCCAAGATGAAGGATTACGACCGGCTGCAAGAGGCGCTGGGTTTTTTGAATGGCTGACGCCTGAATCCTGCCGGGCAGGGGTGTTGATCCTTGCCCGACATACCGGGTGGTCGCGCACCGAGATCACCGCAATGAGCGTCAGCCAGTTCAAATGGTGGCTGGGGGGTATCAATGGCAAAACAACGCCTTAGCGCCAGCATCACAATCGGCGGCGTTCTCGAGAAATCCTTCAAAAAGAACATTGGCCTGATCCGGTCAGGCTTCGAGAACATTGGCGATAGCATCAAGTCGGTGAAGACCCGACAGAAAGAGCTGTCGCGGCAGCGCGTGGATCTGGTCAAACAGGGCCGGTCGGTGGAAGCGCTCGACCGTGAATATGAAGACCTAGAGCGCACCTTGGAGGTTTTGGCCCGAAAGCAGCGACGCTGGGAACGCGCTATGCGCGACAGTCGTCGGGTTGGTGAGAGTTTCGACCGCATGGCCAGCAATTTCGGGCGGATGGGCCGCCGCGTTGGTGCTGGTGTCGCAGCCGTCGGCGCTGGCGTTTTTGCGCTGGCAAGCTCGACCGCATCTTATGGCGATCAGGTCGCCAAAACTGCGGGCAAGCTGGGCATCGGCATCGAGGCACTGCAGGAATACAGATACGCTGCTGAGCGTTCCGGGGTTTCAACCGACACATTCGATAGCTCTTTGACGGCGATGCAAAAACGGCTTGGCGAGGCCGCAAAGGGCTCCGGCGCTGCCAAGAAGGCGCTCGACCAAATGGGCTTGTCTGCAAAAGACCTGGTTGCGATGGGGCCAGAGCGCGCCATGGGTCAGATCGCGGATAAACTGCAGACCATCGAGAACCCTGCAGAGCGCGCGGCCATCGCGTCGGCGCTGTTCAGCCGTGCAGGGATTGGCATGATCAACATGCTGGGCGGCGGTTCTGAGGCCCTGCGACAGCTCCGCGAAGACGCGCGCAAGACGGGGTATGTGCTGAGCGAAAAAGCCGCCCGCGACGCAGAGGCCTTTGCCGATGCTCAGCTTGATGCACAATTGACGGTCAAGGGCCTGAAAAACACCATCGGCGCGGAGCTGATGCCGGTTGTGACACGTTCCATGAAGACCTTCAGCGCATGGGCGATATCGAACCGTGAGGATGTCGCCGATTTTGCAGACACAGCGGCGCGCAAGCTAGAGGCTGCGTTGCCAGTGATCGGGCAGGTGGTTGAGGGGATGGGCAAGGTGTCGTCGACGGTCGGCGAGGTCATTGCCAAGGTCGCGACGATGGTCGGAGGTTGGGAAAACTTTGGCGTGATCATCGGTGGCCTCTTTGCCGCGCGGACAATCGGCAGCGTCCTCAGTTTTGGCTTTGCAGTTGCTCGGCTGGGTGTGTCTGTCGCCGCGCTCGTACCGCTTGCCACCGGCGCGGGCGCTGCGATGGGCGTGTTGTCAGGTGGTCTGGCGCTGGTGAAAACCGGCATCATCACTGTCGGTCGTGCCCTGATGATGAATCCTATCGGACTTGCTGTCGGAGCCATCGCCGGATCCGCATATCTGATCTACAAGCACTGGGATAAGGTCGGCCCTTGGTTCGGGAAGCTCTGGGGGAACGTCAAACAGACCTTTTCCGGCGTTGGCGGGTTCATCACTGGGGTGTGGCGCGGAGATTGGGACGCTGCAGCGGACGGCCTGTCGACCGCTTGGGAGGGTGCCAAAGGCTACCTGACCACGGTGCTTGATGGGATCGGTTCAGTGTTTAAGGCCGCTTGGGTCAACGTCATCAAGCCGGTAACGGATAAGCTGGGTGTCACGGACGCCATCACGACGGCATGGCAGGGCGCCGAGGCGACCATCGGCACCGTGGTGAGCGGCATCGGGTCTATTCTGCAGAAGGGCTACAACGGCACAATCAAGCCAGTGATCGACGCGCTGGGATCCACCGGGGGGATCTCTGCGGCGTGGGATGAGATCAAAACCGCAGTGGGCAAGGTGATCGAGTGGCTGGCAGAGAAATTTGATTGGCTCATGGGAAAGTTGCAGCCGGTTCTGGATGGCCTGTCTTGGCTGCGCGATAAGGGCGCTGGGGCTGTTGCCGGTATTCAGGATATCGGATCGGGAATCCGAAGCTTGTGGACTGGTGAGGATACCGGGCAAGTGCCAGCGGCTGGTGGTGATCCGTCTGGACCAACCCAGCCCCCAGCGCCCCAAAATCCGCGCTCAGGCAAAGCTGTCCCGAAAAAGGTCTCTGGATCTTATCTAGGGGGCAGCATCGGCCGTGGGTTCCGCGAGGTAGGAGAGCAGGGCCCCGAAACGATTTGGACCTCAAAAGGGGGCTATGTCGCGCATGCCAATGCAACCGAACGGCTTGCCCGCTTGTCTGAGCGCGCCGGACCGCTGCTAGATGCGATTGGGGGCGGGCTACGATCCGCAATGTCCAAAGCGGAGAATGTATCGGCGCCCATGATACAGCAGGTTCAACTGGCAGCAGATCGCATAGCCCCGGCAGTACAACCCGCGCCAGCCCCTGCGGCAGCTGCACCGGTAACAATCTACGCCCAGATCAACGCGCAAAATATGACGGCGGGCGAGATCGCCGAAGAATTGGAACGCAGGGGGAGAGCGGCCCAAGCTGGCGCGCTTTACGACCAGGCGCATGATTATGGCCAATACGGGGGCGCATGATGGCAGGAACAATGCTGCAGCTCGGCACCTATCAATTCAGCATCAACAATGCTGCATATCAGAGCTTGCAACGCTCCACCGAATACCGCTGGGCCGCACAGGAGCGGGTCGGCGCTTCCGACGCCCTGCAGTTCACCGGGTTCGGGTCCGACACCATCACTCTGCAGGGAGTGATCCATCCGCATTTTCGGGGTGGGCTGGGGCAGGTCGACAAGATGCGCGGCACCGCCTCGCTTGGCTTTCCGCTGCCGCTTGTCGCTGGCACCGGTCGGGTGCTCGGCATTTGGGTGGTTGAATCCGTCAGCGAGGGTCAACGCATATTTGCGGCCCAAGGCGCCCCGCTTCGACAGGAATTTACGATCAGCATCAGGAGATATGATGGCGGACTCCGCAGTCTTCTACCGTTCTAAAGAGGGTGAAACCGCAGACGAAATCGTTTGGCGGCATTATGGCAACCGCATAGCCGGGGCGCTTGAGATCGTGCTTGAGGCCAACCCAGGCCTTGCGGCACTGGGGCCGTTGCTGCCACTGGGCACTCGGATCAGGCTGCCGGAAATCGAGACCCCCAAGGAAGCGGAGGCAATCCGCCTATGGGATTGATGGATTTCAGGCCGTTTTTTCGGGTCGAGGTGGACGGAAAAGACATCAGCAGCACCCTGGCCCCCAGGCTGATCAGCCTTTCGCTGACCGACGCAGCTGGTGTCCAGTCTGACAATGTGCAGATTATCCTGAGTGACACCACCTTATTCGGGCGGCTGGCTGAGCCAAAGGCCGGGGCCGAGATCCGGGTCTGGCTAGGCTATCCCTTTCAGCTGAAATACATGGGTCTGTTTATCGCGGACAACGTAATTGTCGGAGGGCCGCCAGATCAGATGACGATCACCGGTATTGCGTCGGTGAATGGCGAAACCCCAAGCGGCAAGACCGCGCTGACCGATCAGAAGAAACGCAGCTGGCCCAGCGGCACCACGATCAGCGCCCTAGTGCAGAAGATCGCGGGAGAGCATGGCCTCGAGCATGCGGTTTCTGAGAGCCTGGCAAAGGTGGCTCTGTCTCATATCGACCAGATTGACGAGAGCGATATCAATCTCCTGTCTCGGATCGCGCGGGACCATGATGCAATCGCCAAGCCGGGGAATGGCCGACTGATCATGGCAAAGCGTGGCGAAAGCCTGACGGCATCCGGCGCACCTATGCCGGTGCTTAGCATCACGCCGAAGAAAATCAGTCGCTGGCAGTACCAAAATTCAACCCGCGAGAAAGCGGGCTCTGTCGTTGCGGTCTATCAGGATCACGGCAAAGGCAAATCGGTCGAATGTACCGCGGGTGAAGGTGAGCCAAAGCAACGCCTCAAGCGCCGGTTCCCGAACAAGGATGCAGCAGAGCAGGCCGCGGCGTCGGAGTTGCAGCGGCTCAAGAGGGCAGGGCGCGGCCTATCTGTCACCATGCCGGGCGATCCTGACGCGATGGCCGAGGCAAAGCTATCTGTGGCCGGGCTCCGGTCATATGTTGACGGAGAGTGGCTGATAACCAGGGCGGAGCACAGCCTCGACAACGGAGGCTACCGAACTTCGATCACGGCTGAGCCATTGATATAGCAACGTGAGCGCATCCCACGTCCTGAGTGATGCCAGAGTCAGCGAAGCGCAGATAGCGCCCTTTGCAAAGTCGAGGCCGCCGAACCCCACCTATGGCGTGAGCGGCCCGAAGCGGTCACTCAACAAGGTGTAGCGATGCTGCAGTCGCAGTCCGCATTGCTGCCATTCAAAGAATGAGAAAATCTCTAGCTACTCGAACACTTAGTCCGTGGACGGAAACGTCTTTTTTCTGCCTGACGGACCGTCACATGATCACTTCAAGGGACAGAGCCCTCGCAGAGTTTCTGCATGGCCGAGTGGATCAGATTTGCGCGCGTTTCGATGAACTTTTGGAAATCACCATTGACCAGATCATCGTAGGGCACGCGATGGCTTTCGAGTCTTTGCCGAACCTGTCCTTCTGTGGCATTGGCATCCTGCCCGCGCTCCTCAAGGTACTGCTTGGGATTTTTGGCCGCGATCTTCCGGTTGGTCTTCCAAGAGATCAGCGCGCAGTTAAGAGCAGAATTCACCTCGTGATCAGGGGACTGATCTTGAAGGAGGCTACGTGGATAGACGTGGTGGTACTCGCGGAAGCGCACATTGTCCGCGGTTGCTTTCGCGCCATCGGCGAAATCATAGCCTCCATCGTAGAGAGAGACCGCGACGATTGCCCGCCCAAGCCTGTCCTTGCGGCTCGGCCAGCCACCGCGAATGAGTTCGACGGCCGCAGGTAACGGATTTTGGGCTTCATCAAACAGATCCGGTGCGACTCCTGAATCTGGATTTACGATCATTTGCTGGATCGCCTTGTAATCGGCAAATGCACGGGTGGTTGCAGTCTTGAGATAGCGATCCGTGAAACTAGCTCGCCAAATTGCTTTCCTGATTAGCGTTCGCGCGCGCCCCTCCTGATCTGCACCGTCGATAGGAACATGCGCCCATAGGGCACCAGTCAGGTAGACGATCACCTCAGTCGGCAGCAAACGCTCATTGAAAATTGCTTCGTCCCGTAAGAACGACACACCACGCTTTAATCCAACTACAATTTGGTCCCAAACATTGGCCAGCTCACTGCCAAAGGCTGGGTCAAGGTAAGTGCGCTTTAATGGGGGCTTGCCGTTCAACAACGCCCCAATAGCCAAAGCCACGTCTTCTACCTTTCCGTAGTCGGCCGCGGCTGGGACCTTTTCGTTGAGGTCGGCAATCATGTCGTGCAGCGAGTCGCCAACAGCGCCCTCGAGCTGTGCAACAACGATGTCGAAATCCTTTAGCGGTGATGCCGACGTGTTCATCTTGATGAACACGTCGAGCGCTGTTTCCTGTTCCGTAGTCACGGGTAGCGACAAAAACGGAATAGGATAAGAGGCAAGCCGTTGGCGCAAACGCATGATGGTTTTGTCAGTTGCCTTGTCCGTCTCCGCAGTTTCGGTCCACTCGTCCATCTTATGCTCGCCTTTGGAGCCTGGGCAAAGAATCGAAACAGGAAAATAACGACGTTCCAGACACTCGACCGGATTGTCAGCCCAGAGCGGCATGCGCTTTCCGGACTTGGAAACATAGCGTTTCACAATCTCAACTTCGGGACGCTCTTCGTTTTCTAAAGAGACAAAGATCGTGAACTCGTCGTAGTTATCAATCAATGACCGCCAAAGAGCCGTCATGCGCTGCTGCCCATCAAGCAGGTTCATTTGCGGCATGCCTTTTGGGCTCGGTGCCCCGGAAAGTGGCCGTGAGTGGAAGAGCTCTTTGTCGCCTACCTCCAGCAGCAGAAGTGCGCCGATGGGCAGTGATGGAACACGGAGGATATTTTCCAGAACCCCTTCGATCTGGCTTGGTCGCCATGCCTCGAAGCGCTGGAATCTGGGCAACGTCAGATGCCCCTCGCGGATCATTGCGAACCAGTCTTCGACGGTCTTGGTGCGGGCTTCCATTTCAAATTCCTACATAAAATTCCTGTTTCTGAACGCTACTACAACCCACAAAGAAAAGGACAGCCGATAATTTCGCGATGGTGGAAAGCGGCAACTGTTTGGAGTTTCGGCGTAGGTTATTCGCCGGGGCGATGGACGCAGCAGGCGCCTATTCGAACATCCTGACCCGAGACACCCTCGCGCCTTTTTACATAAGGGCTTGTGCGCAACCCTTCGGCATAACTCTCTAAAACAATGTAGAAATCCGGCAGCAACTGGATCGTGAGAGCGCCTTCGCGGTTACAAGTCGCCGTGCGGATAGGATTCCAACGTCCGGTTTCTTGGAATAGCCCTAAGCATTCGCATTCGCAGCGAGCGACAGCTCTCCACCCTACCTTTGGGTTCTGTCAGCTTGAAGCGGTTGGCTAATCGCGTCCGGTTTGGGCTGGCTACGGTGATCCCATGATAGGCGCTAGGTACGAGATCTGCTGCAACTTTGGTGCTGCAACGCCGCAAGTCGGTAGTGAGCCCAAAGTGACGAACGCTGCGTTTTGGGCAAAAAGTCAGAAAAGCGGAGGGAAGCGGACTTCGAAGATTGACTCTTGTCAGCCTCGCTTGCAAAGCAAGCCCTTTTATGAGAGCGTTTTGGCTTCCAATGTGACTTGGTGACATGACAGAACGCTACACTCTAAAACAAAGCCTTTATGTTCGTGCCAGCATGTTTACCGCTGATGAACTGCGTCGGCAGAAACGGCTTGGTCTGGATGAAGTAAATGAAAACGTTCTCGAAGGGTTGGTAAACCAAAGAGCGAAACTTGAAGGTCGGCAAGATAAGCTCATTCGTTCTCTTACGATTTCTCTCTTCTTAGCTTTTGTTGCTTGGAGTGGGGGAAACATCCAAATCCCCGGAACAAGCGCATCATTGGTAGAAATACCTTCATTTTTAGAGCTTAGCCTGATCGCATCATCTCTTAGCGTCTTATTGATAACCTACACTTTTCTTTCATTACAGTTGTACGACGCAGTGATTGCCGCTGTGGCAAGAGACGTACTGGCAAAGAACAAGCTTGACCCCGATTTGTTTGCCGCGGCTCATACTCCGACGTGGTTGTTCGTGAAGTACAGTAAAATGGCGCCAGTCGATGGGCGGACACCCGGATTTAAGATATCAACGCTTGGAAGAGTTTTCTACGGCGTCCTAGTTGGATTTCTGTCCGTGATTGTACTTGGTTTGTGGTTCCTCGCTATCTCCAGTATTTTATATATTGGACATTCGGGGTTGTCTGATGATGTCGCCGGATGGGTGGTTTACGCTACGTGTATCGCAATCATACTCGCGTCATTTGTTTCTATGGCGGCAAACATCGTTGAATTCACTCACGAAATGGACTTTTCGGTTCTGGAGAAAATGGAAACTGACAGAGGCGATCTCGGCAACCAATCCGTCGTTGAATGA